TCAATACTTTCAATAATAATGTTTTTCTTAAATAAATTCAATAAAAAATTTTATTAATATGAATATATTAAAAATATCTCGTAAGATCAACCTTTTGACAAGCTTTTTTTCTCTTTGAGCCAACTCTCCGGAATAACCTTCTCTGCCCATGGTATATCATGTTTGTCACAATACATTGCATAAGTAGTTTTTGACCCTTTCCTTATCTTTGTATTGGAAGATTGGAATACCATTCTAATATCTAACTCTGGATGTTGTTTCTTAATAAGTAAATGTTTCTTACGATCTTCAAGAACCCATCTACCTTTTGTTTCAACTAAGATGCCATTTGGTAATGTAAAATCTATTGTATATGTATGATTAGTTTCTGGTTTTATATAACCTATAACTGTAGTTTCATATTCAAACTTGATTTTATTTTCTTTAAGTTGGTCCGATACTTTATGTTCAAAGCCGCTTCGATAACCATGTTTAATTGCATTTGCACGCAATTTGGATTTTGATCTCCATGCCATAACTAATTCCTCTATTTTATATAAATATTAGTAGTCCCAACGAACAACGAAATTCATATCGATATCCGGATTCTTTTGTATAGGTTGAGCTAACTTTGCTGTTGCTAACATCTCTGCTTTATCATTATATAAACCAATTGATGTAATATAAGGTTTTAGTGTTCCGGAAACAAATAACCCTTTACGTAATTCTCCTGGAGGCAATGTTGTTTGGTTTGCGTCACAAACATCGCCATCTGTTACGGGTCTAAAAGTTGAAGTAGGATTCATTGTGACATTAAATTGATCTTTTGGAACACGAACTAAACATTCGTTTTCATAAATTGTATGAGTACCACGATATCTAAGTTCCCAGGTATTACCAAATATACCGGATCCTGAATTATATTTAGGTAACGGAGATGATGCAACCACTTGTCCATTTTTATGAAATATATTACCTACTATGTTTGTTTGATAACATGAAGACGATAAATAATGATTATTTCCTAAAGATGTTATACTCTCATTCTCTACAGCATAATCATACATTCTTATTTCTGCTATTGATTGTTGAATACCATCATTCCGATCGGTATTTGTATTTCCAATTACTATATCTGCGGCATTTGAAGTAAAGTCTGGTAAGGTAGCACTATTTCCGGCTGAGCCAGTTATTCCGTTTACAAACACATCTAACTTAGAACCGGAGTTTCTAACACATATATGATGCCATCCTAAAGTATTACCAGTAACCGCACCAGATGATGCTTGACTAGCCTTCTTACCATCCGATGCTGCAAAGTTATACACTACAGCATTTGACGCTATTGTACTAGTAATATGTATTGGAGTACGTATGCCGGCATTGGCTAGCTTAGTAGCCGTTGTAAGAGATAAATTTGTCGATCCAACTGGATTATAATTAATGCTACGTAATTTACGTTTTCCGTCAACACTATCTAAAAATGTTTCTTCTTTAATGCCCCACTTAGTCATTATAGATTTTTTACTATTATCATTATGTTTATGCCAGAATGATATTGTCCAATCATCACAACGACCAAATCTATCAAACTTATCATGATGAGGTATTCTAACATTACTACCTAATTCATTTGTTAAAGAAATAGAAAGACCTGAATCAGTTGCTGGTATTACACTACTTGTAACCTGTATTCCACTTCCAACCTCTACTAAATTATTAACTATTGCAGCCTTTTCTACTTTACTTAAACTATAAGTTATGCCTTTTGATAACGTTCCTAACTCAGCTGAATCATTAAACTTTCTATATAAGTTATTAAATGACATATAAAAAAAGTTTCTACTACTAGATGCAAACGTAGTTGTATCTATAATAGGGTCAATTAAATTACCGTTTCCATCATCATGCAGATAAATTGTTGATCCACCTATTGAAGAAGAAACATCAAATGTTCCGTGTTTTATTTTTTCACCTACTTGCCCATATGGTGCTGTAAATAATGATGCTGAGTGCCATAAAAATCTTTGTTGAGTATTAATACTTAAAAAATCTGCAGATTCAGCAGGATTGTGGTTACGATAATACTTATGATTAACTGCATTCCACATAACATGTTGATTTGTATTATCATCAGAATTAATCGGATATGATCGATTACCTACACCTTGACCTGTATTGCTATCAATGTGAGGAACATGTTTACGATAAACTGCATTATGTCGAAAATATCCATCAGTGTTGGAAAATGTGCTCGATAAAACTTTATAATGTTTATAAGTTTTTACCGGCCTCTGCTGGAAATCATTTGCCCGGATGGGCTGAAATACTGACGGTATAATTGGCATATCATCTTACTAATTTAATTTAGAAGTCTAACTTAACCTTAATAAGAGCTTCTCTTGTATAATTTTTCAATAATGGCTGAGATAGTTTTGCAGTTGCTAATAATTCTCTCCTACTATTATATAATCCTACTGTTGTTATATATATTTGCGGATCTTGAATCATTGTATTAAAGAATAATTCTCCTAACGATCCTGTAACAAAAGATGGATTATTAGAATAATTATATTCTGCATTTTTAACTCTTACAAAATAATATGTTGATTTAACTTGTTCAGATGATCTTGCTTGTATTCCACCATTAACCCCAGCCGGCGTTAAAGCATTTGAACCATTAATGGATGTAAATAATTTAGTTGCATTATCACCTTGTACTCCTGATCCTGTTACTGATCCAAAATTAAGTCCTCCTGCAGTTTTTACATTATTTAACATTTCACCATTTAATATTGCAACTCCATGTTGTGGATATAATAATCCATAATATACTGGCGATGTTGAATTATGAATAGTTGTTCCTTCATCAATTGAACCAGAAACTAAATTATATATTAGTCCTCCTTCTCCAACAGTTCCAGATGTTAATGATGAATCATCAATAATCTGATAATGTATTGGTGCAGATGTTTTAAGCTTAACATTAGATCCAGTATGAGCAATATTTGTAGAACCATTATTTAATTCAGCAAGTGTTACTTCAAAATTACCCGGATCTAATTTTTCTCTTATTCTAGCTCTATTAAAGTTTAACACATATATTTCATTTGTATCTACTCCATTAATAGTAAACTTTTTATCATTTGGAGCAAGTAATAATTGTGCATATTGTTTATAAATTGCTCTAGATGGAGTATCATTATTTAAGTTCCCTGTTGTATCCTTTGAACCTGACCCATCAAAATGACCATACGCCATAGCTAATTCTGAATTGGCATTATTATTCAAAGCCGGATCACCTGTTGAAAATATTTCTTGTATATATGTTTTTTGAGTTACTGTCAAATTTGATGAAGTAAACATGGTAGTCAAACTTCCAGTGTTACCCGCAAACAATCCTCTTGTAACAGTTTCTACATTATTAGGCAATACATCATCAGTAGGATCAAAGTCAGTATAAATACGTCCCATTCTCTGACGTGCCTTTGCTTGTTCACGTTCTCTAATAATCTGATTAGCTAATTGTCTAGCTAAACCCTCAACTTGAGATGTTGCAGAAACCGGATTTCTTCTTCTAAATGCTACCGGACCTCTTCTACTCACTCTTCTGTTATATATTGCCATTTTTATTTCCCTTTATTATGCAACTGGTCCTACAGACGCTGCTGTTGCAATTTCAACTTTTTTAACTGTTAATGTTACAGACGCTCTACCACCGGTCTCATTACCAATAAACAATATTGTAATTTGTTTATCAGCACTTAATAACTCTTTTGCAGTTATTTCAAATTGAGTACCTGATACTGTAATGGATTGTGCTGCTTCCGAATCACCTATAAACTGTGGAACTGATGCTGCAGAATTTCTAGCCCCTCTTGTTGCAACAATATCAGCACAATCTGAGTCAGATAAAATTGCTGTGTATCCAAAACTTCTATTTCCTCCGCCAAAGTTAACCGTCGATGGAGTTATTGTTGTACTTTCATTTGCATTTAACTCAATATTGTTTTGTGCAACTCTTACAACAGGTATACGTGCAGTCCCTTTTGGTAAAGTAACTAATTTATATTTTAGCATTTGTGTTTCATCTGCTAATGCTTCAACAATTGGCATATTTTCAATAGCCGCGCCATAATACGCAGTTCCTAGCGGATGTTCTGGATTATATAGATCATAATCAATTTCATCATCTGCTAATGCAAATTGTTTAATTTTAAATTCGTCTCTACCTCTTGCTAAAAGTTCTCTTCCTTTTTTAGTAAGTATCGCATCGACCGTGATTGTTGAGTTATTTAAGTATCCCATTGTTATTCCCTATCTTTTTAATAAATATGCTTATGCATAAGTTTATCTAACTTCTAAATTACCTGGATTTGTCACATTCGGCTGATTATTAAATATTAACGTATTTGGATTGGTTTCAAATATTTCTACAACCGGTTTTTGTGATATTGCATTAATAGTAGTAGGAAGGTTAATTCCAGGTCCTGATATTCTACACCCCTCATACTTTAAGTTTTCTGTTGATTGGATAAAATCATCCATATATCCTGTTTCATCTAAACTTCTGGAGTAATTATATTTGCCAGGCACCCCCATTCCTAATGACCTACTAACTTCAGTAAATAAATTCCTAGCTCTTTTATTTAATAAAATACTTCCGGAATAATGTAATATATCATGTTTAAATATATTACTAGGCCTTTGATCAAGTATAATACTACCAGTAGGTGAATATGTTAAAGGTGACAACGTACCAGTTATTTCCATCGATAATCCTAAAGCAGTTGCTTCAGTAAAATTTGTCTGGTATGGAAATAATGTATAAATATGTTTATATGTACTACCTTTATACGGATCACCGCCAGGTAATATATTTGCATTTGCTAAGTAATTACCAGAATCAGTATATCCACTACTACCTACATGATAGACTTGAACACTATCAGTAACCTTTATAGGAGAATTTATACTAGCAGATAATAATAAAGTATCTCCAGCAACTTCTTTTACCGGGTCTTCTATACGACTATCATACTGTGGATTACTAACCACAGGCTTATCTACTAACTTAACTTTTACTCTTTCTAATGCATGTGGTTCAATTAATAACCCCATTGACTCATCAACACGTTCTGGTAACAATTGTTGAATTTGACTAAATAAGGTATAATCGAATTGACTAAATACTCTCAAATATGCATTTATATCATTCTTATCAGAATATTTTTTCCAATACTCTTTTGAAAAATGTGTAAGATCCGGATAATCAGAAGTAAATTCGTGGTCAGGGTCTCCAACATAATCATCTAATGCTATATCGCCTATATGATTAAATATTTCTTTATTTATTTGATCTGCTGCTGAATAGAACAATCCTAATTTATTTGTATCAATTGGTGCTCTATCAAATCTAGACCTTTCACTTGTAGACTTTGGAGATAAAGTACGAATTAATTCATTATCTTCTAATCTAATTTTTTGTGACCTAGGAACATTCCCTCCTAGCGAAACTCCTTGTACATAATACGTTTCTTCTACTGGCTCATAATTTCCTCGTTGTACATTTACTGGCGTTGGAAAATTTGACATTGTAGCATATGTACTACCTGATTCAATATGATTATCATATGGAGTTTGTGCATCTAGTATTATCTGCGCCGGATGTGAAGATGATATAATATGATATGATGAAACAGAATGATCTACAGCATTCAAATTAGTACCTAAAGGATAATGTCTTATTAATGTATCATATGATGATGTAGGGTTCAATCCGGATACATATGAAGTAGGATTTGTTGTATGTAAATCAAATGCAGTTTGTCCTATATCTTCCAGCCACTCTCTATACTCTTGCATCGAGCCAGAGAATGTTAATAGATTAGGTGTATTAGTATTAGAAAAACTAATAGAATCATTTCTTTCTATAAATCTTCTTAAGTTAGTATTTATTTTATATTGGTCATTTGATGAACCAAGACCAGGATATCCACCTAAATATGCTTGCCTATTATCGCTATCACTAGTCATTGTATTCCACCCATATCCATGGCCATTAAATGTCGGTGTATAAGATGCACTAACTCGATGAATAATTTTGTCATCTATATAATCTGATGCTTGTTGTACTTGTATATGGTATGTGGTATTTAGATTAGTTCCTCTATTATAAATTCCGGAATCAGATCCTGTTGTTTGCCAAAACCATCTTAAGTTCCAAAAATTGCCATCATATAAAGGTACCCATTCTGTTGAACCTGTTGCCGGCTGGTATTGACTCATACCTTTTCCATGGGAGTAAACAATCCTACCATACTGATCTGAACCAGAATATGAACCTGTATATTGTATTGCTATTTGAGTATTAGTTCTAGTATCTGATGGTCCGGTTTGTTGATTTGCTTGTGAATACAATAACATGCTTTGCTTAATAGCCGGCTTAAATCTAAATTCTCTTGTTTGTGGAGGAATATCATCTCCGGAACTCAAATGAGGTCTAACAAACCCCCATGTACCAATATCTGTTGTATAATCTCTTACGCCATGTCTAATATGAGGTGATGTTACACTATCAACTGCTGCACCTTTAAATTGTAATGCATATGAAAATCTATCTTCAATCAATGTTGGAGTATCCTCATCAACCTTAGGACCACCATATTCTCTTATACTTAATAAAGTCTGAGGAATACCATAAGTATTCATTAACGCTTTAATTGATCTTGCAGTACCTTTTGTTTTAAGTAAGTATGGCAAGTTATTAACTATTCGTCTCCAAACCTCCGTTGTAATTTCCTCATCTGGTTTAGAAAATAAAGATCCTGTTGTCGCATACTCTCCCGACCCAGAATTTACACCTAGTTTATATTGCCATAACTGAGATGCTTGATTTCCATTTTCTAATGTCCATCCTAATGATTCTGCTATCTGATATAATGTATCTTTACTTTGTCCTAATTTAGGATGTTCTTCCGGTTTATATACTTTTGTTAAATTTTCTATATGACTATATAATATATCATAATGATGTCCTATCATATTTACGAACAACTCATATTCACTATTATTTTTATCTAACCTAATATGTTCTGGGATAGACTTTGCAAGTGATTTGTTATTTTCACTATCATAAAGTGATGCGGATGCATACCACCCATCATACCATGTTGTTCCTAAACTAGATGTAGAATGATGTAGATAATATTTACTTCCGGATAAATATTTAGGATATGATTCTAATCTATAATGATTTGCTCCTAAAAATCCACCCTCCGCAGCATATATACCATCCGAATTAGAATTATTATGATATACAGTTTGATCTGTAAATAAACTAGACGTCTGGTCATTATATAACCATCTTTCAAATCCATCAAAATTGCCTATTACATCACTTCTTCTATCTCTATTAACTTGTACATTGCCTTGCAACGCAGATGAATCATCTCCGGTAGCATCTCCTAATATTTTTATACGGTCATCATAATATTCAACTAAACCTAACTTATATTTAAAATTAGCTAATCGTTCTGTTGCAGATGAAAAATGAATAAAGTTTTGAAACCCGGAGTAATCTATATTTACGGCCTGACCCAAAGAGCCTGAAAATATTTTATCTACAATTTGTTGTGATGTTGAAGTATTTGCATCAAGTAAACTATTCCATG